AATTTGGGATTTTAAGCACTTATTTTGGGGGGAACCTCAACCCGGAAAATGAAATCGTCACAACATCAAATTCATCAAATTCATCAAAACATCAAAGCTTTCTAAAAAATCGTTGCTCTATATAGAATTTTCTGTTTTTGTCAAGCAAAAAAATAAATTTTTTGAGAGATAGATTTTTCTGTTTTTGTCAAGCAAAAAATGAATATTATTTATAAAAAGAAGACGCAAGCCTTGCCCCGCCTTCGATATATCTTGCCACGGCAATACACCACGGACGCATAAGTGTATTGTAGGCATAAGTGTTTATTTTATAGAGAGCGCAAAGCGCAAAAATAGTAAAAAATAATAAGACAGGCGTCTACGACGCCATAAGTATTCTATCCATAGGGGTAGGGGGTCTCTATATAGAATATCCTCTCTCGACCTACCACTAAAATTAAGTAATATTTAATCTCAAAAATAATATTACTTGACAAAGGGCATAGCCCTGTTTTAATATACAAGGCGTAAAGGCGGGGCTGTCGCCCACTTCAAAAATAATATTTTTTAAAGACTACCATCGCAAAGCGATGTTTTTATAAATCATTTATAATGTCCTGCTAGCGCAGAGATATAATTGCCGAAGGCAAGCAATGAGTGAACAAATCGAAGCAGATTTACTATTAGATACGGAAGTTCAGGACTTAGCACAATATCCGCTCTCCCGCGCTATAACTATGCTTCGTGCTCTGGGACTCCCTGCTTCGGATATTCAGTCAGAATTTGGTATTATTCCAGAAGCTCAGAACCTTTTAATAACGAAGTATCATAAAGACCTCTATCGTAGATTTGAAGTTGAGAACTTCGATGATGAAAAAGAGACTATCGAGAAGATGGCAACTGCAAGCCTACGGCTTAAATATAGACTGCTTCATGATGAAACCCAGCCTATCAAGATAAGGAACGATGTTGCCACCGAAATACTAGATAGAGTAATGGGTAAGGCTAGACAGACTATTGAGCAGGTTAATTATAATGTTAATGCGGAAGCTGAGTCTAAGAAGATTGAGAAAGCTATACTTGATACTCTCCGCGGTATAGGTTTGTCGGAGTCTGATGCACAAAGGCTTCTTGAAGAGGACATCATAAATGTCTAAACTTAACATATCAGAAGAGGAGTTAGTTCGGCTAAGAAAGTTATATAAGAGACGAAATGAACTCCGCAATGAATTTAAAATAGATTTTTTTGTACCGAATAACGGCGGGCAAAAAGCGTTCTTTGAAAATGCGGACAAGAAACGGCGAGATATATTCGGCGGAAATAGGTGGGGAAAATCTACGTGTGGCGTTATAGAGGATATTAGTTGGGTTCTTGGAGAGCGTAGGTTCTACCCCGCCGACAATCCGTTGAGGCGTCTTGGGATACCGAGGCGGGGCGTTAAGGGACTTGTGATAGCTCAAACGTGGGATAAAGTTGACGAGCTATTTACAGGTGAGGGTTTTGGTTCATCACCAAAGGGTAAGATTAGGGAATATTGCCCCGCCCGTTGTATAACTAATACTTGGAGAGACAATCAGGGTAGAACAACCCGAATGGCTTTCCGTAGTGTTATTGATGGTGTTCAGCGGGACAGCCTGCTTTATTTCGCCACAGTGCAGTCATTCTTGCGAAATGAGATGGGTCTTGAATCATCAGACTGGGATTTCATTCACGTAGACGAACCGCTTCCCCGCGATATGCAGGTGGCAGTTGCTCGTGGACTTGTTGACCGCGATGGTTCTATGTGGCGTCTATTAACTCCCATAGAGGAGATGTGGATGTGGGACGAAGCAGTAATGCAGAGCACCGCCCACCCAGACTATTACTGGATGTACACTGGTAAGGCGGGAGAGAACGCCCACCTAAAAGGAATGGACGCTTTCTATGAAACGCTAAGTGAGGAAGAGCTAGCATGCAGACGCGACGGTCGCCCGATGGCTGCGGGGAGGCTCGTCATACACGGGTACTCCGAAAGCAAGCATCTCAGCCGAGGAACACCCGCGGGCTGGAAGTCAATCGACGAACCGCCCGAAGACGCGCTCATTGCCGTGGCAATCGACACCCACCCGCAAACACCGCACGCGACCCTTGCGGTCGCGATTACACCCACCGACGCCATCATATTCGATGAAAGGTTTGCGAAAGGTTCTATTGAAGAAATTGCTAATTGGTTAAAAGGTAAATCTTGGTATGACCAAATAGGATATATACTTATAGAACCTGCGGCTTTTATAGTAGACCAAACTACTAAACGTTCTTTTGCAGATGATTTTGAAAAGTATGGAATAGAACTTACTAAGGGAAGTAAAGCACGTACAGAAGCGATAAAATCTACTAACGAACATTTCTATAACAATAGACCTCATCTTTGGGTTCATGAACGTTGTACAGAAACTCGTAAAGAACTTGCTTCATGGTATTTTGATAGAGACAATAAACCGAAAGATAAAGATGACCATATGATGGAAAATCTCGGACGAATTATTCTTCATGACGGTTTAGACTATTATCCCCCGCCCGTTCTTGCTAAACAGAACATTCCTAAACATTCTACTTTTACAAATACTTTTAAATCAACTGATAGTGAATTTTTTAAAACTTCTAATTTCGATGGATTAAATTGGGAGACTTAAATATGGAAGAATCAACTAAAAAGAAACTAGGTGCAGGACTTGGTATTTTTGCAGTCATATTGACTGTGATAGCTTCGTACCTACTTGGACGAGAAGTGTCTTTTGAAGATACCGCCGCAGACATAGGTGGTTATATCAAAGATGCTCAAACTCAAACTATTGACAATTCAGCAGGAACCGCTCCTACTGTTCAGACCACTAATAAGTAGCCATTACTTAACCTCAGGTTCTGGCGTCCAACACTATGTTGAAGGCTCTGGCATCTCTTATAGAGTGTATAAGAATATACTTAGAGATAAAAAGGTCTAAACTAGTGTTGGACGTTCTGAACGAGGAGTACAAGAATGAGCAAGAATTTCAAGAAAAGATTACTACGTTACGCGCTGATGGTCAACATGCTTTGGTTGACAGGTTGCAACGCGACCGTAGTAGACTCGCGTCTTTACGAAGTCACGTCCTTACCGGATTACCTATATCTGGAAAATGGTCAGAGCTTTACGAACAAAACGGGACAGCCGATAACACTAGCATCGGAAAGAATAATACAGGAGAAGGACGCGATAATAAGTGATTTACGACTAACTTTAAATGAAATAATAATGAAAGGTAATCTAAAATGAAGATTTCAATAAATACTGGCGGTCTACGAGTTAATTTTGCAGACATGGTAAAGGACGTTAAACTTATCTACACTAATGTAGGTAATATTCCTTTTCTTGTCGATTTTGTAGACCCCGCCGGAGAGACTAAAACCACGACAGTACTTCCCGGAGAACGTTATATTATATCATCTAACGCTGGTAATCCTACTGGAGGTAGACTTACATTTTCTACAGAAAGTGGTCAAACCTATATGGTTGTGTCTAAGGTACAGGAAGATTCAACTGTTGATGGTGTTGATGAAAAAGGATACCTCGCAGGGACTGCTTCAAAGGACGAGGTAGACAACTTACAGGAGGAAATAACTACTTTATTGGATACGGTTGATGAAGTGTCCTCTAGTCTATCTTCCGTAAAGACAGATGTCACTGCGCTAAAAACTAAAACACAGAATCAATCTGCTACATCTGGCAATACTTCTCTTACGGGAAATCTTACTGTCAATGGGACAATCTCGACTGGAAGTATGTCAGATATTGCAGGCAAAGTAAGTCAGAATCAATCTGCAATTTCAGGGATTCAGGCAGATGTATCTACGTTAGCTTTATCCAAGCTTCCGTATGGCACTTTGTATTTCAACAACGCCAAACTTTTTGGTTCGAATTTTGCGATTCCCAATTTCCCCTTCTCGATTTGCGCAACTGTGCGGGTTGATTCTTGGGAAGGCTCAACCCAGGGGATTCAAACAATATTTCAGTTTGGAAACAACGGAACTGGGGCGTCATGGGGTTCAATATGGTTTAACAACGTAAAAAACAATCCTGGTATTGTTTTAAGAATTTCCAAAAATACAGACGGAACTCTATCATATTCAGAAGTATCTTACCCTTTTAACAAGGATACATTTTTAGGCAAAGAGCATACTATTATAGGAGTTTGCAGAGAATTAGAATCAACGCCTGTTAATTTTGATATATACGTTGACGGAGCAAAAGTAGCTACAAGTCATTACAAAGGATTAACATTAGATTCTTTAAGCGGAACTGTTGATTACGCTGTAAACACTTACAATGCAAATTATTCGGCACAGCCTGCGTCGGCGCATCCGATGATGTTGCGCAATTTGTACGTTTTTAATTTTGACGTAAGCGCGGGAGATGCGCCGTACAGCATTGCGGACTATGTGGCAGGCAGGCTTATCCCGCCCGCATTAAAGCCTTCGCAAGTTTCGCTCGCGCTCGAAAACTACACAATCGCGCGCAATTCAACGACTACGCTTGTGAAGGACGCTTCGGGCAATTCCAACGACGCGACAGTGCAAGGAAGCGGCACAGTTGCGGGCGACAACGACCAGTCAATAAAAGTTTTTGTGGACGAAATTAAAACTCAAATAAATCAAGCAAATGGCTAAGAAAATTCTAATCAAAAGTAAGGAAGGCGTGGAAATATACTTCGCCTTGAAAGAAATAACTCTCAAAGGAGAAGCGATAACAAAATTCCCGAGCGGTGAGGAATGGAGCGACGGGCTGTCGAAGCCGTATGTTTACGGCGAAAGCTACGTTGATAAGCTTCCCGACGAGATAGTCTCTCAAATTTCGGCAATCTTAATCCCCGCCGACATTGAAGCGGAATCGAAGTAAGATATGTTAGACGATACGTCAAGACTCGTTAGGGCAGAAGAGAATTACAAGAATATTCTCACTACCCTAGCTGAAATGAAGGACGATGCTCGGCGTCGTGAGGAAAAACTTGACTCAATGTCTGAGGAGTATACACGATTCAAAGAGCATAGAGAGTTCGTATGTAAGCCTTTACACATTAAAGTAGAGAATTTAGAAGAAACGTGTAAAAAGATTTACGGGTCTCTTGATTTGAGAATAAGAAACCTTGAAGCGTTTAAATGGAAAGCTATGGGAGCAGTTGGTGTTATTACCTTCGTAGCAAACTTCTTAGCACAAAAACTTTTTTAATATGAATCAAGAACAGATAAATAAAGACCTAAGAGACAAAGATAGCACCACCTCTGATTTTCAGAGGCATCTGGTGAATATCTATCGCTCGTTTATGTGCGAGTCATCTAGCACTATGTCTCAGTTCTGGTATCTTTGGGATAAAGATTACCTAAGATATACTGGATATAGGTCTCTTGATAAGAAAGATGTTCAGAATCTTAAAAAAGGTGGAACTGCTAAGATTATAGTACCACTTAGCTTCGCCACAGTTCAAACTGCCGCCGCCAATTCAATGCAGATGTTCATGAACAAAGAACGTCTGTTTGAATTAACTGCATATGGTCCGGAAGACGAAGATGTTAGAGAAGGTCTAGAACGTGATATAGATTACCAAATCAAGCATAATCGTATTTATCATACTTTGTATTTGCAACTTATAGATGCTTTTACAAAAGGTATTACGGTTGGTCGTTGCGACTGGGAGACCCAGAAAAAGAAATATAGAGTAAAAGAAAAACGTCCGATTATAAATCCCATAGGACAGCTTCTAAATATGTTTGGAATGGGACAGACTGCGTCTGCGCAGTATGAAGAAGTTGAAACTGTTAAAGAGCTTATACAGTACGAAGGAAATGTAATCTCTTACATTAGTCCTTATTCGTTCTTTCCTGACCCGTCTGTACCGTTAAGAGATTTTCAGAATGGTAGCTATTGTGCAGTAGAACAATGTACCACAAAAGTTAAACTTCTAGAACAAGAAGGAACTTTATTCCACGGCGTTAATAGAGTTCCTAACAGTATACCAGAAGATATATATCGTGGTCGTCAGCGTTATGCCGGAACATTTAGAGTTCGTAAAGACCAAACAGGTCTCAACTACGTAAACTCAGTTCTGGGTAATAATGTTTCTACTGGTACTCAAATGGATACCGTAGAGATGTTCCTTAAACTCGTTCCGAAGGAAATAACCGAAAAGTATGACATTGATATAGGTAATGAAGAAGAACCTATAATGTTCGTTCTCGTTGTCGCTAATGATACGAAAGTTATCCGCTTTGAACGATATGAAGAGCTTCATGGTAAATTCCCGTTCTTTGTAAGTCAGCCCCTCCCCGACGGAGATTCCTTTATAGGATTGACTCTCCCCGGCGTTCTTGACGGCTTACAGCAGATGATTACTTGGCTTATCAATAGTCATATGCAGAATATAAGACAAGCAATTAAGAACCGCTTTCTTATTAAGACTAAGAATGTCAATATGGACGACGTTGTTAATAACGCCGACTTCATCAGGGTTGAAGGAAGTACTTCTCTCGGTGATGCGATTATCCCGCTCACCGTAAGTGATATGACCGCGAATCACGTTCCATTTGTGCAAACATTGCAACAAATAGCACAGATGGCTACGGGTATAACCGAGAATGCAATGGGAATGTATACTTCTGGTAGAAGGTCAGCTTTACAGACAAGAGGAGTTCAAGCCGCCGCGCAAGCCCGCCTTGCCCTAATGGTTAATAACATGTGGTATGGTGGTCTTGATGTTCTCGGAGAGCTTATACTCTCGAATACCAGACAGTTTAGAACACAGGAGGTTTACGAGCAGATAATAGGAGATGCTATTGCATATTATCCGTATGATAGAGTGATTATGTCTGACCCCGCCAAAATAGCAGGAGGCTATGACTTCGTACCGATAGAGCCTATCACAGATGGTGGGCGTATGCAGATAGCAAGTCTAGCTAAGGAACTTCTTAGTAACCCCACTCTTATACAAGCTACTAATCTTTCGGTTGATAAGATTCTTTCTAAGATATTTGAGATAATGGGAATAAGGAATTACGAAGCTTATAAGAATGCGCCCCCGCCCTCACAGCCTGCCCCTGCCCCCCAGATAAATGTTGTTCCCGATGAGCAGGCAATGATGCAAGCACAACAGGGTAATATAGCCCCGACAGGACAGGAAGCGATGCCGATAGCGCAGGCTCTCCAAAACGGTCAATTATAAATGATTGATAATGTATGACAATTCAAGATTATGAGACCATCTTTAAGAACTTCATAGATAAGAAAGCCGAACAACTTGTCTATGATATTCTTGGAACTCCGCCTAAAAACGATGAGGACAGGAAAAGGCTAGAACGTCTTGGTGAAGTTTACAGGACGTTGGTCGAGCTTCCAGAGGATTTCCACAACTACATAAAATCAATAACCAGACAGGAGTAAAATATGGCAGATGAAAATAACATAGGTGAACAGCCAGATGTAGATATGATACAGATGGCTTTGGAACAGAGTAACCCCGCGGTCAACCCAGAACCGTCCGGCGCGGGCAATGAGCAGGCGGGGCAATCAGAAGCTTCACAGCCACAAGAACCCCAACCTTCAACCGACCAGCCACCGTCCGCCGAAGGCGGTCAGCCAACCGCGGGTCAACCCGCTAATGACGGTAATAAGGGGATAGACCAAATAGAGCTTGCTAAAACGGTTGCTTCTGCTGTTGCGGCTGTTAATGCAGAACAAAATAAAGCACAGCAAGAAAAGAAGCCTGAACTTACCATAGAAGAAGCAAATCGTATTCTTGGTAAAATTTCTATAACTCCGGAAGAAACACGTAAGATATTTTCGTCTGAAACTCCGGAAGAAGAGCGTGCGGCAATGTTGACAGACCTTCTTATTCGTACAGCAATGTATGGTAGGAATATGGCAACGACTATTGCTAATGCGGAACTTAATAAATATGCAGGCAGGATTGATAATTTCTTTGCACAGAACATTCAGCCTGTTCTTTCACAAGTTTCGCAGAAAGCGGCGCATGAAGCAGAAACGAAGTTCTATGAAGAATATCCTGGACTTGCTCCTTATAAATCAGTAGTTAATGTAATGACTGCTAGCATTGCACAACAGAATCCCAAGTTGTTGCAAGTTCCAGAAAAACAATTTAAGGAAATACTAGTTAATGAAATATCAAAAGTCATTAAACAGTCTATTCCTAACTTTGACCCAAAAGTCAAACTCGATAATGGAGGTGCTGTTGCAAATCCTGTACAACAGAAGGCAACGACGTCAGTTCCAAAAGCGACAACGCGCACATTCTCATCGGGTGGAGTAATAAATAAACCTAATGAAACAGCCAAAGATAATGTAAGTGCTGGATTTAGCATCTTTGGTTACTAATAAGGAAAACACAAAATGGCAGAAAACGTAATACTCGGCTTCCCTTCGGTGGAGCAGTTTCGCGATAAAGACCTTATCCATAGGTCGCTTCGTCGCACGATTATAAACGCGTTTCCCAATGGTGGTGCTCCGCTTACGGCTCTTATTGCGTGGGCGAATGTTGACCCCATTGCGAACACTAAACACGAGTGGATGGAGGAGATATACCGTTCTCCGAGCATAACTACTCGCGGCACGAATCCTATTACCACTAATGCTCCCACCACTGGTGATGCTAATGATGGTACTGTGATTACGGCTAAAACGTATACCACCGCTGATAAGCTTTATATCAAAGCTACTTCGGTTGGTCTTTTGACCGTTGGAGACGTTGTTCGTTTCCATACTTGGAATGCACTTGCTCGTATAACGGCTGTCACTCCTGGTGTTGCGGACAATACTGTTAACGGCTATGTTGAAGTACTTCCGATACGCGACTTTACTGTTGCTTCGGGTAATTTGGCTGACTATGCGGCTGGTACGTCGATAGATGTTATCGGTTCTGCTTTCGAGGAAGGTGGACATAGCGGTACTCCTCGTGGTACTCGTATTCCGACTTTCTTGCAGAATCAGACTCAGATATTCAAAGAACCGTTCATTTTCACCGGTTCGGCGATAAAGCAGGATTTGGAGTTCGACCAGTCTGGTCCGTATAAGAAGCGTGCTATGGACGCTGCAAGAGACCACTATGTCAAGCTCGAAAAATCTCTGTTGTTCTCGAAACGTTCTAACAGGACGATAACGAACGCTGACGGTTCTGTGACGGAAACTCGTACGATGTCGGGTATTCTCGAATTTCTTGAAGCTTGGGACGCTGGCTCTAACGGTATTATGGTTAACGGTCAGGTATGGAATCCTTATAGCTTCAAGCAACCGTCCACGACTGATGATGACCCTGAAAAGCGTATCATAGAAAACGCGTCTGGTGAGTTCAATATTGACTTGCTTGAAAAGTGGTTGTCTAACATCAATCTGTACTACAACGCCAAGACTGCTGAACGTCTCGTTCTTTGCGGTTCTGACGTTATGCGTGCGATGTCTAAGGCAATGCGTGCTCAGGGTTCGTATCACTGGGAAGTTGGTCAGAAAGCTTTTGGGCTTGAATTTAACAAGCTTATCACCGCTTTCGGTACTCTCATATTTGTGACGCACCCGCTCTTCAATGAAAATCCGATTTATCGTAAATCCGCTCTCATCGTGGATATATGGTCGATAAATTGGAGACCGTTGAGAGACAGGGATACGCAGGTCAGAACTAACATACAGTCGAATGACTTCGACGGCAGGAAAGATGAATGGCTTTCCGAAGGTACGTTGGAGTTCTGGAAGCCGATGAACCACATGTTCATTAAGAATATGTCCGTGTTCAATCCCGAGCTTGAAGTTGACTAGAAGTAAACAATCAAAAAAGGAAAATACTATGGCTCTTGATGGAAAAGCAAAAGGCGTAGATTTGTACGGAGCAACTCCGCCGTCTGGTGTTGATGCTCGTAGTTGGAAAGGAAACCAGCCTCCGACCGGTGGCGGAAACTTCGATACGAAAAACATAGGCAGTCAATCGCCTGCTCCTACATCTAACAAAGGTGGTATACCTTCGGGTGCTAAACCTGGTGGTGGACTTCAAGGGAGTTAAAGAATGACGCAAGGGCTACACTTCTCGTTGTGTGTAGCCCTTGTCGTTATTATAGAAAGGTCATATTATGACAGAAGAAGATATAACCTTAGAAGTTTTGAGAACCGTTAATCGTCCAGAAGATGACGATTATTGGAAAGACCCTGTTTCTAATTTTGTAAGTGAGTCTATAAATAGACTTCTTATAAAAATAGACTTTGAAATTTTCAACGACATTATTAACGTCAATGCAATCAATGACTCGTCGGACAGGACGAGCGACCTTGACTTGAATAATACGTTTAAACGTATTGAGCTTGTACTTGGTAAAGGTGGTCAGCAATGGAGACTCATGCCATTTACATCTATGGTCGCTGATGTTTATCTTAAATCTCCTCAATGCTTGCCTGCTTATACTTTGGCGAAGCGTGGAAATGTTATTATACTTCCACCTAGATTTAACGAGGAATTAAGTATCCAAGGGTATCTTAATATTACTAAGAGCCGAGAAGTTAATGATAAGTATGCAAATGAATTTTTGCCTGCGATACACGATTATGTCTATTATGATACACTTGATAGAATGTATATGTTCTTACAAGAAGATGAAAATATCATTGCCGCTAATAGACAGTCACGAGATAGTGCTTTTCTTGATGTAGAGACTTGGAACTCTGGATTTAAACAAGTTGGAATAATTCAAATTTTTGGTTAACATGCCTGACTATTCTGGAAATACTTTTGAAGATATAAATCCGCAGTATCCAGAAGATACTGAACTCGCTGGATACCACGCGGCTGCTATGCGTCAAGTTAAGAGGTTTTTAACTAGACCAGAGGGGCTTGAAGCTAAGATAACAGAATGGATAACATCTGAAACTTCTAATCCTATATTAGATGCACTTAATAAATTTATTAGAGTTCCAGAAATAGGTGAACTTTACTTTACTATGGACAATGAGTTTAATCCAAATGATGAAGAAAATCAATTTTATTTTAATGGAACATGGGAGAAAATTTCTGGTAAGCTTTTAGTTAGTACTGGAAGTATAGTAGCTTTTACTCCTAGTCAAACGAACATATCGGTAGATGGCTATGCTTTTGATGCAGAATGGGGAGGCACTACTAGTAAAAGATTAGAGACAGGAGTAGATGGTTATTACAGGTGGTTTCATTATGTATCAAATGACGATGGTACATGGTTTCATTATAGAAGATGTTATTCTGCGCTTAAAATTCCTCGTAATAACTTAACTAATGCTACTCTTACATATACTATAAATTTAGATGAATTAAATGTTGCCTATGATAGATTAACTTCTCTTCCAATAAGAATCTCTTTTTCCAATAATAATACTTATGGAGTTAACATTGGGACGGAACTTTATAAAGGAACTTTTGCACCCAAAAATAATACCTTAGGAATACAATCATCGTATACGGGTAGTAGTGAAATAAAATTTTCTGACACTGACGGTTGGCTTATTGCTACTTATAATTGTGATAATCCAGACGAATGGATAACTAATAAAGATGGAGTTGGGAGTAATGTAATAGCTTCTGCAATGAGTGCATCTATGGTGGCTAATTTTACTTCTTCTTATGATGTAGTAGCAGATGCATCTTACCAAGAATCTGTACCTTTTATCGGAGTTAATATTTGGGTCAAAACTAGTGACAAATCACCTGCTATCGAGGACGTATAATGAGTAATGACACTTACAGTGGAAGTAGTTTAAGAAATTTACGGGCAAGCACACCCGAAGATGCAGATGGTTTTAATGTTGACGCTCGTGCTCTTAGACAGATAAAAAGATTTTTAAAAAACGATGATGGTTTACTTCAAACATTAGCTGATATATTTATATCAGACGATAATGCAATATTAAATAATTTTAAAGACAGTCAAGTATATAGTAGAAATAATCAAGTGATAGCTTTGAGGTCTGATATAGACCCGAATAATAGTAGCAAATTTTCTGGTCGTTGGATTAAATTAAATAGTCAAGCTATATGTGCTACTGGCAACGCTAATTTCAATACATTTGCATATGGAACTTCTGATGATTTTGTTGGTACTCCTATAACGGATTATACCTTAAATTGGGTTAAGTGGGGAGACTATGAAGATAATGACGGAGTATTGACTACTAAGATAATAGATGGTGAAACTATACAGTTATCGTCAAATAGTTATGTAAGGAATAGATTATCTATTATTATACCTTTATTTATAACTGGTGTAACTAATCTAGACTTATCATTAAATAACGGCGGTGCAACAGCACATGGTATTTTTTCTCTCCCAAATTTAAATGTTAATTTTTGGTTAGCGTCTAAAAATTCATATGATAGCAGATACCATTCATTTGGATTATTTCAGTTAGGCAAAACGCAGTCGTATAAGAAAACTTTTACTAAGAATGATTTACAAAGAGCAGAGTATTTTATAGTGTCATTTGGAGAACTCGGAAATAGTAGCGTAGGATTTTCATTAAGGAATAACGCGTTTATTAACATTACTGCGATAGGTAATAATTCTAAATGGACACCTAATTATGAATTAAATTGGACTTTAAAGGCAACACAATACGCTAATTGTACTTTGAAACAAATAGTAGAAAAGCATTCTAATAGAACTTATCGCAATATGCTTCAAGTAAATAAAGAAGCTAATGATGTAGCAAAACTTCAAAAAATTTATTTCTATACTCCGGTAGGATATTTAGCTAATATAACCGATGTGTCATTTTCTTTAAAAAATGCTTGGTCTCTATTTTCCCAAGAGTATCTGGCTATTTTTCCTAATTTAGCATTGTCAGGAAATTTACACCTCTCGAAATACAAAAATTATAAAGTTAAAATAACTTTGTCGAAAGACCCTGTATGGAATCCTGATGGTATTATTATAGGTGAAACAACTATCGAAGAAGCTGTAAGAAATGGTGTTTACTTTAATAATATTAAAAACACATACACTGATAGAGCATATGGATATATCGTATTCTCCGTAGTAGACCCACAAGAAATCGAATTAGAAGAGGATACTTTATGGTGGTTAGTTGATTTAGAAATGACTATAAATTTAAATATGCCTTTTAACAACGAAACATATAGAGTAACTGATATAGAGATAGGTAAAAATTACGAAAGTGTTTTACCTATATTAGGAATGAATTTCTGGAAAAGGCTAGACAATGGCAAGGAATGAAATAGTAATACCGATTAACTTTGGTATACGTCAAGATATAAATGACATTTCAACTTCTTTGTATTTTAAAGAAGTTGAGAATGGCTATGTCGAAGACGGCTCTATGAGGTCTGAATCATCATATGTACCATATGCTGTTTTTAACGGAACTGGGCAAGTAGATGGTTATGCTGTCACTATAACACTTCAAGATAATATAGAATATTTTGGTATAAAAATTGATGACAAACTTTATTACTATGATAGAAAAGACCCTGATGAGCAAGTTATTCCATTACAAGAAGTAGGGCAATTTACTCTTGAAGATGGAACTGTTTATAAAAATTACGATGATGGAACTATGCAATTTGCGCAGTGGGTATGGACTGGAATATCCACTGCTTATATGACTCGTAAAGGTTTACCTCTTTATAAAATAATTCCTGGTTCTTCTACTACGTTAGGTGTACCATTTTCGATAGAATTAGTAACTCCAACCTATAAGATATTAAAAGGTGAAAAAGAAACTGCCGTTTATATAAGTGCAAAATATATTTTAGTTACCAAAGATAGATTGTTTTTAGGAAATCTTCTTATAGACGGAGAAGATAATCCTGGAACTATCATGTGGAGTGATATAAACAATCCCGAGGATTTTGAAGTTACGAGGTCGAAAGAAGCTGACATCTTTAATTTAGGTGCAAATGCAAATGAAGTTACTGGATTGGCTTGGACGGAAGGCGTAGTCGTAACGTTTACTAAAAATTCTATTTGGAGGTCTGACTACGAAGGACATGACAATAGATTCAGAACTACTGTTCTCACGTCTAACACTGGTTGTATATATCATTATAGTGTAGTGACTGTAAATGAAATTTCATATTTCATTGGAAAAGATAACTTTTATGCACTTGGTGGTTTAACTCTTGTACCCATCGGAGACCCCATTTGGAATTGGTTTAATCAGGTAGCTGAGACTACTAAGACAGATAACATCATAGGTCATTATGAATTAGACCAAGATGCAGTAAGTTGGGTATTCCAGAAAAAAGACTCTGGAGACTTCTGGTGTATCAAATATAGTATCCGAGATAAGATATGGACAACGAGGGTGATTAACGATGAGCATATATAATAAGTTATTTGATACAAGCCAAGTTGTTCGATATTATGATATGCTTCCACAAGGGAGCTTGCAATATACTTGGAACGACCTTAATGAAAAAGGCTATACAGGAAACGGGGATTGGCTTTTTAATCCTATCCCGCGCCCGCCCGCGATAATGGGCAATTCTGATATATTTCAACTTCCTAATCCCGATAAATCTAAAACATATATATTCAGAATAGTTTACGACCAGTATGGAACAAAAGAGAAACCTATAACTGTTCGTTTGCGTACAAATACACTTGCATTAGAGACATTAAAGAACGTTAAGAGTTTAATCTCTTTAAACATTGCATATGACTTTGGCGGTAATATACAGCCAATATTACGTGTTAGCGCAAGACAAAACTATGGAGACCCTGATAATTGGACTGAAATCCCTGCGACAGTTAATCCAGAAGGATACTTACAGTATTGGTTAAGACGGGCAGGAGAATACAAGTATATAACTTTTGAATTAGAGTACACTAATGACGGAGAGAATTACATCTCCCGCCTCAAAGCTGTTAGCTTAACTGTTAAAATAGTTAAAACGAAAGAACGATAATGGCTAATTTCTTTATAGTTCCAGACAAAAAGGATAACGAGTCTTTTGTGACTTGGATTCAACGTGTATTTCAAGAGTATGAAAAAAGACAAGAACGAGCAACTATGCTTGTTGGAACTAGACTTGTCAATGAGAAAGAAACATCTAATGAGTATAGTTATAAACTTTCTCCTTATTATGTGACAACTCGCATTTCATTTAAACCTGTTCTGTCGAACGCTAAGGTTACTATTGATATATCGGAAGCTACGGAAGGTATGTTAGTAGAACTACAATTTAATGGGTCGATGACTGTGACTATTGGAACGAAAGAATTTACTTTTACTCATGATACTAATTCAGCAGAGTCTATATACATCACGGAGGATATGTTTTAATGAACTTAAAAGAGTTTAAATCATTAACAGAACTACTTAATTTTCTCCCCGCGCTTATAAATGCGATTAAGCGTAAACCTTTTGTTTTTGGAAAACCTATTACAGTAGAAGAGTTTGTTTCTACTGTAATAGACATGTATATGACTAATCGCGCTTGGGTCGGAGGAGCTTGGCGAGGTAAAGACTTAGGTTGTTTTACTCTTGCTGAAAAGCAAGATAATGGAACTTTGCTAATTTGGTATGTTTGGTCAAATCCAAGACATAAAAAATATACCATTAAATGGCTTTTGCAAGGTAAACGTATTGGAGCTTCTTATGGATATACTAAGGCTGTTTGGTATAGTCCTTATCTAAATAGAAGCTATCGCAGGCTAATGGAAAAACTTGGTAGCCGCCCAATAAGAGTAATGTATTCTTTAAACTTGAACGAAAGATGAAAATAACACGTAAAATATTTAATAACGGAGGCGGGGAAACTACTTCGACATCTCAGGTTGTAAGTGCACCTTATCAGCAGAACAGGGAGATAACTGACCCTGCTCTTAAAACATTACTTGGTAATGTCACTAATCAGTTATCAAACTATTTTACTTCTTCCAGTAATGGAGAGAATGCTTTAACTGGTAAAGCTTCACAAACGCTAAGCGGGATAATGTCTGGTAATCCTAACATAACCCAGACTAATCCCTATATGAGACAGCAAGTGCAGAATATATATGATACTACTGCTAGAGACTATCAGAACCAACTTGGTTCGGCGAGAGCATCTACTGCTGGTCTTGGACAAGGGACAAGTAATCTTGCTATCGGAGATATAACAAATGATTATCTGCTTGGTAGAGATGCGCAGATAGCAGACCTTTATTCTAAGCAATATAATAAAGATGTTGAGAATGCACTTAATGCGGCTCTTGGTTCTCTTGCGGAAAATCCGACAGCACAGATGGGTAATCTTGCTCTTGCACTATTACAGAACTTTACTCGTGAATATGGTTATCAACCTGCTACACAAACTACCTCGTCCTCGTGGCAGATGAGTATATAAGGAGATTTTACTATGGCAATAAGACTTGGAAATGCTTCACTTGTTAAAGGATTAACTGATTATGCTAATCCTAATGTAGCTGATTATTCAAACCTTACTTCTAATTGGACGCAAGGTATTGTAGATAACATGGTTTCCGGCAATGTTAATGTTCCTATTAACACTAGTACGATGGCACAAAACGCAGCTCATTTTGAACAGATGCAGAATGAACAAAATGCGGCGGCACAAGAGTCTCTTAGAGGAATGAAAGCAAGGTCAGACCTTACTGGAATAAGTAAAGCAGAAACTGGAAGTACGATAGGCGGAGACCGCTCTGGTACGTCTTATGGTGCAGGTGGAGCTAAAAGTGATGTACGAGATATAAGAGAAAATCTACGTGGTAAAACTCTTAGTACTCTTATAAAGTTCTTTCTCGGTGACTGGGCAGGAGCTGTCGCTGGTGCTGCTAGTGGTTCACAAGCTCTTGGTGCGGCAGTACAAGGCGCAATTCAAGGCGGGGCAAAGGGAGCTTTGACCGGTGGATTTAATTCTATTGCACCTAACAATACCGCAGTACAAGCTGGCACAACTCTGCTTAATGGGGGGCTAGGTAACTACCTTCTGCAAAATAGTTATAATTATGCTAACGGCAATGCAACAAACACTGGTTATAATTATAACTCTAATTACGGCAATCGTAATTATATAGGTAGAAATTACCTACAAAATAGAAACATCTAACAATATAAATAATTTATAATGTAAAGGATAGATATGCCAATAGACTATTCAACTTTGTCACCAGAAAGACCTAGTCTGTTCGGTAGAATATTAGCTACCATTGCAGAACCCGGTAACTACATTGGAAATAGAGCTGTGTCTGGATTGCATCAACTAGGAAGTGCACTCTATAATGCGGCAACTGGGAGTTCCGCTAGCGACATTGTAAGCAGACTTAACGAGATTGACGCTCAAAGACAAGCGGAAGACCAGCGTAGGTGGGACTATATTATGGGAGAACCGGGTTCATCGTTAACTCCGGTAGACCATGCTTTTAATGCCGCAGGAGTTGTTATTCCCGGTGTAAGTTCAGCTAAAAGCCTAATACGTGGGGCGGCTAGAAAAGCATTAGCGTCAAGAGCTGCTAGTGATGCAATGAGTGCGGGGCAAGCGGCACAAACTATTAGTAGAGCTGGTCAAGCTATTGACGAGATGCTTCCTTTTACTCGTGGGACTAACTTTACAAATAAGGACGCAATGCGTTTTTTGCAAGCGGCTGAGAATCCAAACGGCGTAAGGTCAGCAGTTGCTGATATAGTACGTAATGATAATTTACTACGTAGTTCAATCAATACATCTAACAGTGTCGATGACACGGTAGAGATGTTTGCGCGAGCCGGTCGTCTAGACCCAGATACATATGTTACTCTTAACAATATGAAGTCTGGTGCAGATATAGCTGGTGATATAGCTGTGGCAAGACAGCCTACGCTTAGGGCAAACCTTGATTCTGCGATAAACAACGCGGCTCGCAATAAAATAGTTGAAGCGGAAGAGCCTGCACGTATGGCAGGTGAGAATCTTCCCCGCGCTTTGCAGGGTATGTCTAGGTCGGAACTTATAGATGTTGCACGCGACAACACAATACGAGAAGCATGGCTTAATAGACTTGCTAGACAAGACATAGGAAGCATTCTTCCCAACTTTGGACGTACCTCTGTGAAAACTCAACTATTAGGTGGACTAGGTAATGCTCTCGGAGGTTTTATGTCAGACCTGCCTTATAATCCAGAAGCCGAAGCTAGACTTATGGAAGTTGCTCTATCTGAACCTACTAGTCTAAAACCGACTGGTACAGCTGTTCCAGCTACAACTACCAATAATGTCGATACTACTAACACCGATTCTATGGACGATTCTCGGGCAGGAACATTTGATTCATATGCTTCTAATCCGACTGATGTAGTAAGTGCTGGACTTCCTTCTAGCGAAGATTATACTGTTTCGCTTCCACCAATGTATGAAAAATATCAAAAGACGTTGCAACAAGCCACAGAAGCAATCAATAAGGAACGAGAAAAGTTCATAAAGGATTATGAAAATCTAAGGAATATACAAGCGATGGACCCGTACCAATGGGAAACGCGTGTTCAATTAGAAAGACAATTACTTGATGCGGAAAAGCGTGCTGCTGATAATTATAGAGACGACCCATGGAATACGATTGGTGCTATACTAACTGCACCTTTGACTGCTCGTAGATTACAAAATCCGTTTGAAGTTTGGGAAAGAAACGTACAAGCGGCGGCTGATAGAGACCCAGAAGTGAGGAGACTAAGAAGACTTCTTGGTTATACGGAAGACCTACCGAGTGGCTCAGACCGCGCTAAATCTGAACAGAGTGTTATTGAGCAAGTAAGCAAAGTGAACTTTGATTTACTTAATGCTTCTGTCAAAGAACAACAAGCTATGCTAGAAGCAGCTATGGCGTTTAATAGTCATGTTTCAGAAGAGCGTAAGAAAAAAGCAGAAACAGAATTAAGAAAAGCGCAAGCAGAAGCAGCGAGAGCTAGGGCTAAGTTCTATGAAAAAGGAGGAGGTTATCGTGGATTCGACCCAACCGTAATATCATCACTTCTAAATCAAGGTGCAACAGGGACTCCACCGTTCGTAGAAGGTAACTAATATGCCAAACTATAATGTACCATATTCGAGTGCCGCTAGGCTTCGTGAAAGGGAGGGCTTAACTGAACTTCCTGACGAAGAAGCAGCACGTATTCTCCAAGAGAAGTATTCAGGACAAGGTTGGAACTTTAACTTTGACTCTTTAAAAAATGCCAACCCCGTCCTGAAAGCCACTTCTTGGCTTAGTAGAAACCTTGAAGATGTGGCGGGAGAATACATAGGAGAGCCAATAAGAGATACTTTTGGCGATAATACCGTCACAAGAACGGCTGATGCTTTGGTGCGTGGACTGGCTGGTTCTGCACCTGCTATTGCAACTTTTGCTGTGACGCGGGGACGTTCCCGCCCGCCTATTGTCAGAGTAGCTGCCCCTTACCTAGCAGGCGGGTATGAAGCGACCAGAGCACTTGCGGATACCGGAGACCCAGATGCCGCGATAGCGGCGGGGCTGACTTCCGCACTTGCTCCATTCTCAGCAAAACAAACTTCCCGCGTCCTCTCCCGCGTCACTCCGAGCGTCAGCGAGGGAACTCGCGCCGTGGCTGGTGGTGCTTTGGCTGATACAGCTTTAACAGCGGCACAGATTGGATATACTCCAAGAATGAAACAACATAGAGAAGGTGGTTTTTATGTGCCTGTTGAAGATGTAAAATTAACTGACCCGCTTAGAAGTAATTATTATGAACGTCTAACCGAGGCGGCAACTAATCCTGAAATGATTGGAACTGTTTTAGCGAGCACGGCATTAGGGGCGGGAATTGGCGCAATAGAAGCCCGTGTAGGGGCGGCAGAGCGAGCGAATTTGCTAGCAAGGGAAAGAATATCCCCTATTAGCCAAGAGCAAAAAGCGGGCAATTTTGTATTGCAGGAAGCGGGATTTGACGTACCAGAAGGTATCCCCGCCCAAACTTTAAATTCTATATTAGACCAGTATAGAACACAAGGTGAGATTGCACGAGATGAGTTGCAACTTAGGTTGTATCAAGAAGGTGCAGGTCATTTAAATAATGACCAGATAAATTCTTTTACTCGTCTAAACGAAGCAGTCAAAACAAAAGACCCGAACATAATAGGCGGGGTGTTCTCATCGGAAGGTAAGAAAATACTTCAACCTGAAAACTTCCCGTCAACAGAAGTACAAGATGTTTTAAAAGTATTTAACGATGCTATAAATCCTCTAACACCTAAGACTGAAATTCAAAAAAAGATAGCAGGTACGCTAGATAACATTGAACGTATAATCGGCCCATGGGGACTACAAGCACAAGATAATCCTGTCTTTGGCTCGGCTCTTAATACCCTAGCACAGAGGAATAATCGTGCGCAAGCTGCTATAAATGACGCTTGGACTCGTATAGGACAAAACGAGTCTGGAAGTCTCACCGCGTCAGAAGCTCGTGCTAACTTCCGTACTATGGTAGATGCTCTCCGAGCAGATAATAAGTTTAGTAGTTCACTAGGTAAGTTATTTGAGGATACGCATAATCAAATATTTGAAACCGTTAAAAACACTGACGGAACAACGACGGTTTCTAAGCGAAGCTCTCTTGACAATGTTCCCGTCTATACCGTAGACGATTTAATGAATAACTATGGTATGACAAGAGAGCAGGCGGTGTTCTCAAAGAATCTTCTTGAAGAACCTGTCCGCGTTGCTACCGACACTTTTAATACTACAAACGAAACGATAGCTTCAAAGTTAGCTACTTATCTAAGTTCTCGTAATGCAAAATATAGTAGAAGCAATGATGCTTTCAATGCGGCAAAAAGCTATGTAGATAAATATTCTCGTAGTCTAACTTACAACGAGCAAATAAAACGTGCTAATCCTGACGGAGGTACTGAATATAAAGACATAGTCTCAGACAGGGCTGCGCGAGAGTTAGCTACCATGCTATATGACCCCGCCTATGCCGCTACTCCACAAGCGATAAGTAGTGCTAAGATTGTAGCTAATGGTGTAATATCGGCGCTAGAAAACAATATAAGTTTCTTCACTAAGAATGCAGTTCGTGGTTATGCTCCTGCTATAAGGCGGGGTAAGTATTTTGTATCGTGGACTGACGCTAATGGAGAATCTATGGCGCGGGGCGTTAAGAACGAGGAGGAGCTAAGCTCGTTAGAAAAGACAGCTAAACAGAATCCTACTGATTATCGTAATTTTAAAGTTTACGACACTACAAAAGTAGAAGGTTATAACGCTCGACTCAAAGACTTTGCACTTCGTGATATGCTTCGTGAGATGCAAGAGAAACGTGCTATTCTTCAAGAACGTCTTTCAAATGAGTCTGTATCACCAGAAGATGCTACTTTCATAAACGACCTTTTTGATACAGCACGTGCTACTATCGACGAAGAAACTAGCCGCATTCTTGCTAATATCCGTGATATGGACATCTCCACGCGAACAAAGATAGAAAGCCGTAATATAAGTGGTATAGACTCAGCAGACTACGCTAAGAATCTTATTGAATATATAGAGCTAATGTCAAGAGTTAATTCTTATAGGCGTAGTAATAATGCTTATGATATAGCACGAAATGATGCTTCCATCGTAAATAATCCTGATATAAGTAAAGCTCTCGATTCTAAGCATAACTATGTTATGCAATCTAGTTCAACTGAGTGGGCGCCACTTAGGAGTTTTTCCACTCTATTTTACATTGCGGCTTCCCCGCGTTTCTTATTTCAGAATTTGCTACAAGTTCCTACTCTTGGCTTTATACGTTGGAAGGACTTTACTGGACGTAGTAGTGCAGACTTTTTCAGGTCGCTTACGAAAGCGGCGTCTATTGTTAATGAATATACTACATCTGATAAAGTCAAGAACACGATTAAAAATCGTTTGATGCGTCAAGCGGAGAAAGACAACGTATTCAATACGACAGTCACCGATGAAATAAGTGGTGCTAATTCCCGCCGAAATGTATCGGATATATTCAACGAAGACCGTGCATCTCTATATAATCGGACATTATCAACGCTTGATAAAATTGTACAGATGATTGGCGTACCTGTATCTGTAAGCGAAAATACAAATCGTATGTTATCCTTTGCTTCTATCTTAGAGTCAGAAGATAGGATATACCCGCTTGCAAAACGTTCAAAGCAAGACCTTGATTCTGTATATCGTAAAGCGGTAGATTTTTCTAACGCAGTCAACTTCGTAGGTGGGGAAGCTTATAGACCGGGTTTCTATCATGTATTTGACCGCAGTACAGCAACTGGTCAAGCTGTGCATAATACGGCTTTGCTAAGCTTGGTGCTGCGTACTTTCAACTTAAACATGTTAGCTCTGTTATCTAAACAGACAAGACGTCTTGTTGGCTTGGAAAATGTAGCAGGGATAACTTCACGTAACGCTTCCGCCGCTTTAAAGAATAATCGCTTTGCGTTGGCTAAAACATTCCTTGCTTACGGGCTATTAGGCGGGGCAAGCTCTCTACCATTTGTAGATGTATTCAATCAACTAGCAAATACAGTAGCAAGCGTTCTTGATAGAGATGACCAAAAAGATGTTATTAAAAGGTTTACTATCAAGAATACTCGTGAAACCGCAAGGCATATTGCTAATCTAATAGACATGCTTGACGGAAGCCAAAGCGATGGTGCTAACGAAATAGCAGATAAAATATCAACTTATCTGCTATACGGTCTCCCTGCCTTAGCTGGTGTATATCAAGGTAATGTTGCTATGACAAATCTATTACCGTATGACCCGAATAAGTCTTTGGCGGAGAACATAGGTGGTGCTCCCGTGCAACTTGCCGCAGAGTTTGCGCAAGGTGGTAAGGCTTTGGCTGAGGGAAACCTCGACATGTTCGAGCGGGCGGTGTCCCCGTCGAGTGTGAACGCTCTCCGGAGTTTTATGAATGTCTTGGGAAGCGGACAGATGATTTCCCCGCGTGGGGTTGCGGCACTGCGCCCCGGTAGTATCGGGACGGCGGGAGAGGCTCTCGGTGTTGCCGTGGGTGGACGCCCGATTTCCCAGCTTGAACGTGAGTCGTCTAATTACTTCGCTTACGCCGCTCAACAACAGAAACAGAAAAAGCGGTCAGAGTATTTAGATAATGCACAGTTCTATTTAAATGACCCAGCGGAGCTTAGAAAGTACATTGAAGATGGACTTAAAAGCGGGATTATCTCCATGAATACGACAGAGGAAGCTAACGCACTTTGGCGTAATATTGCTAGAACTTATCTGGATAGACTTGGTCGTAAATATCGTAATCCAAACCTACAATCAATTCAAGACATAAATAAGATTTACGAAGCTTACGGTATAAATCCAGAGTTTGAATCTCCCGTCGAGGTGACTATTCAAGCAGCTCGTCTTGCGGCTAAATCTGGTGATATAATATCAGCCGGTAGACTTCTACAAAATATAACGGCTCAACAAGTAAATGCTAAGATGTTAATAGATAGGGGAATGCCCCCGCCCTTAGCTAATATACTTGTTAAGCCGACCAAGAATCAAAACGATATAATACTTATAAAACAGTGGGCAAGTAAATTGAATGATTAAGTTAGGGTTATAAAACCTTTTTCATCAAAGTCTGCTCTTCTCCTATCGTTTTCTTGTTTTATGCTTATCTGATTACTTGTTAACATATTACTAAGGTCATCTATAATCTGACGATTAACTAGATTACTTATTGGTGTTGATGGCTCGTACTGTTTAATCAATTCAAAAAGATTAACTTTACGAGCCTTTTTTATTTTTTCCAACGGTCTGAAAATCGAACGAGCCGCGTCTATAAGTTCAATTCTCTTACCAATCATAAGAACATCAAGTGACTCTGTGAGTTCATCTAATGATACATCACTTGACATTTTGTTTATAATATCCCCGCGCGAAATCCCTTGCGGGTTTTTTGCGACTATATCAAATATCTTTTCGGTGTAAGGTTTTAATTTATTACGACCTACATTTCTAAACAAAGACGGTAAGTTTTCCTCGAAAGCTCCAAACATCTTATGTACTAATTGAATTAAAGCCGCGTCTATTTTCATATCACTACGCAACACCGCGCTTAAACACATAGCAACTTTAATCATAAGTACGTGTTTGGTTGTATAATAATACTGTAAAAATTCAGGTTGCTTTAAAGCTTCTTCTTGAATTTCAACATAAAGCTTTTCCCACAGAGTTATTGCATCTTCCGTAAAATCAAACCGCCCACTTATCTTTTGCAATCGAATAAACTCTTTTTTAATAAAATCGTACTCAGCTATCTGTTGTTCTGTAAGGCGGGGAAACGGTACAAATTTATTACGTTCTTCTTCATATATAAATATAATACGACGAGCAAGACCATCACTTATAATACTACTGTCAATCTTTTCATTCAACCACTCTGTTGTACAGCAAGCAAGTAAGCTTACATATGGTGCATCAATTCTAATCGGCTTGCTATTCTTCGTTAAATATTCATAGGTCGGTTCGTCCCATATAGCAGTTAATATATCTGTCATAGAACTATTCCTATGCTTCCCGCCCAGAAACTCCTGAAACTCTGTGACGAAACAACTTATCTGGTGATATTCGGCGGGAACACCAGCGAAGTTAAATTTAATTACATTATTCTCTAAGCTCTGTAATAAAGCTTCTCTGGTAAGTGAAGCGGGGCTAAGCGGGAAATCTGGAATACACCTAAGTAAACTTTTTCCTATATTCATTGCACTGGATTTTTTCATTCCGGGTGCACCAACTAAAACAATATATAAGTTAGGATAGATTGTAAATGTTCCCTGTGGAACAAAACAACGTCTGCCTAAGCAAGCACTTAGACATGATATTAACGTCCAAACATGATAATTTGTAGGTGGTTCTGTTTCTTCTGTATATCTATTGTAGCTCTCAAAAAGATTCTTCATTTTCCCGATTTTCCCGCCTAAAAGCCCCGATTTTGCCCTATGATAATATATGCCTTGCCTTCCAAAAGCGATTTCTCAAACGAATGATTAAATATTATTATTGGCTACACTTATTAAAATCGTAGTCTTGCTTAATAATTTGCATATTATTCTTGATTGCATAATCAACTTCACGAATTGCACCCCTGCTTTCTTCCCAGCCGTTAAGAAGATATAGTTTTGTACATAGCTTTAAAGCTTCCATAGTTATATCTATGGCAATATCGTTTGCTAGTAGTGTATTACCTGCGTGTCTAAGTACAAGAGCACCAAAGCTAGCAGGATTACATACTCTACATGCGTATGTATTATGAAGATAACTTTCAGCCTCGTTAAAAGCTTGAAAGTTATAATTAGGTTTACCGGTCATTGGTCCGGCTATATAAACTGTATCATGTTTTGTAATCATCTTAATATAAATCTAACGTTATTGTTTGTTCACCCCAACTCGGCCCAAGTTGTCCTTCAAACTCTATCATAAAGGTAACTCCCCAGATAGTAAGTGGAACTTTCCAAAACTTCTTATAAAGCTCTGCGAGCTTGTCAGCATCATCTTCGTATACAAATCCACAAAGTTCATCGTGAACTTGATTACAAAGTTTAAGAATAAGATGACCGTCCCGCCTTGCTTCTTTATCGTAATAATATCGTTCTATATTCTTATTCGTGACATACGCAGTATGTACCTGTGGTAAATAAGAACACATTTCTCTTAACATCGTGTTATCCTGTCTACCATAAAATCTCCGCTCTTGTCCATTAGCGGCTACAAGGAACGGGTCGCTACGCATTTTTCTTTCCATAGCAACGTGGTATATAGGATAGTTATACCTACTAAACAGCTTTTGCTGTACTCTTTTACAATCCTCTGGACTTACATAAAGCTCACCTTCACTAAGGCGGAGCATATTATCACTCATTCCAGCAAATCCAAGTTTATAAGCAGAACCGTGATTAACTGCTTTCGCAACTTTATACTCCTTCTTACCTTCTGGTGTTTTAAGCAGGTGCTTATCTTTAAGAATTTGCTCTTGGCTAAAAGATGTATACGGTTTACCAGTAAGCAATTCAAGTGCAACAGTTTGTGCAGGCTTAATACCGTGGCGAATATCGTCCATTAGGCGGCTATCTCCAAGAGCTTGCATACAAGCACCCATAGTTACAGAGTCAGCACCTTCAAGGTCAGCTTTAAACCATAGCATACCTTCGGGCGGGAGAAACAAAGTTCTAAAAGCTTTATCAACATTCTGAGGTTGAACACCTTTGTCATAAAGAGGTTTAGAACCACTAGACCTCCCCACCTTAGTTCCAACTACATTAAAGTTAAACCTGCAAATCCCTTTATCATCATATTCAAGAGCTTCAAGGTCACTTAGTTTTTTAAGATGTTTCCTTAAACTGGACGCAACAGTGAGGGCGGGGTATTCTGGGTATTGACCTGCAAGTTTGTAAACGCTAAGAGCATCAGCTGTCTCTCTGCTTTCCCGCTGATTAAACTTATCCTTAACCGCCTTCGTTTGAACTGGAAGTTTTAGCTCACCATAAAGCCATTCTTTCATTTGCTTAGAGCTACGGACGTTTATCTCCTTTCCCGCCAACTCATTAAGCAATTCTTGTGTCTCACTAACTTTCTTGCGATATTCTTTCAGCATTTCATTGTGCTTATCTTTATTTATCCTAACTCCTTGAATAGACATATATTGATAAGCACGGCTTACTCTTAGATTAAATCTATAATGATTGTCTAACGTCGGCTTGCCCGCAAGTTCTTCTTGTATCCTTTTATAAACTTGATAATCTACAAGACAGTCTAAGCAGTTATACTTAAATTCATACCAACGTGGAACTTTCCCGCTTCTACTTTCTTTAAGCATTCCTTTCCAATATTCATTGTCGGTAAGTAGACTAGAAAGAAAGCCGAGGTTTTTATCGAACGATGGGTGTAATTCCCAGAAACCTAACATCGTATCTTCGACAAGATTAGACTTTATACCATATCTTGTGAATAGAATGTTATGGTCAAAGTGACAAAAGTTCTGACCTATAATTCGGTTCTCTTCCAAGACTTTCTTGATTAAAGACCACAGTTGATAAGTCTCTATCTCACTGTACCTTCGGTACGTTCCGTTGTAGTTATAAGGAACAAATGGAATTGTCATGGCGTCAGCTTCACTCCAAGCAAAGCCAATACAAGTAACCATTCCCTTTCCACAAGTTTCTATATCGCAAGCAACTTCTAGCTTACGCTCGTACATTCTTAGAAGTTCAGTTCTTGCTTCTTCAAATGTTGGAATATAGTTTATATTATAGACCGGAGGTTTCCACCCAGTCTTAGCAAGTCGAGCCGCCTTCAAGAAGTCTTGTTCAACTATTATGTTTAATGCATATTGTGCAAAAATATATCTAGGAGTATATGTACATAGGGCGGGGCAACCTGTTTTACAATTTATAAAAGGCATTCCCCGCTCATCGTCCAGAGACACCTTTGCATTACCATTTTTATCAAATTCAAGAACTTCCCGCCCTCTAAGGTATATCAAAGACATTTTACCAAGACCTATAATAAAGTCTGGATTATATTCTTTTAATTGGTCATCTATCTTAGAGTTAAATATCTGTTCATCAAAAAGGTTATCTCCAAGTCTAAGAACACGCGCGGTGGAAATCCCCGCGTTCTTTAACCATTTTTGCAACTGCCAAGCATAGCTTCCTTCTATTTCTGCTCTATCGGTGGCTTTATCTTTATGGTCTACTATGACTGCTATTTTCATTTCTTTGTGCTATTAAGATATTTAAATATCGACCTCATTGCTTCTATGTGGGTCTCTGAGTCTATATCGCAAAGTTCTATCATATCAAGAACCTTACGTTCCTTCTTTCCATATATACTATTATAAGTTTCCTTACGTATTTTATACGCAGTAGTGATTTGTTTTTGCAAACAAGAATAGACAAAAAAGTAGCTATTATTGGGCTGAATTAACATAAGCTCAATAGTATTGTTTTCTTTTCGTCTATCTCTTACTCGTACAATCATCTGCTTACAATATAAATGATTGATAATATATCACTAATCTCCGCCGCCCATCTCCTTCGCATAGACTTCGCCGTAGTAATTAGTTGCCATATCTTTACAACCTAGAATAACGTGTTCCTCTTTCAACTCAAAGCCGGTGGGGTTTCGTCCCAACTTCTCCATCGCCAACACGCAGCTTCCCCCGCCCGCAAACGGGTCAAGCACTCGCTGTCCCTCAAAACTCACGGTCTCCGCCAGCCACTTCCAGACCCCGAAGGGTTTCGCAAACGGGTGCGACCAAGCTCGGGAGGCGGGGCAGACCAACCAGTTCACCGCTCGCTTCTTAGCAAGTACCGCTTTCGGACTGGCACGAAACAATCCGCACAACTCCGTAGACTTCGTGATGTTCTGTGCCGCCGCACCATTCGAGCACGGGGAACTTTTGCACCACACAAAAGGCCACCTACACGGTATATAGCCAGCTTCTTCCGCCCACTTCTGTATCTTCTCGTGATGTGCTATATCATAAAACATACACAGAAAGCCAGAATCTTTTATTACTTTACGAGAAGTAAATATAAACTCTTTTATTAACCTAAGGTTATCATCTACTTGATGTTCGTCTTTAACAGACTGAATAGAATCTTGATTATAAATATTGTCCATATCAATCCCATAAGGCGGGTCAGTTATGATATGGTCAAATTTTTCATCAGATGACTTCATTAGTTCAATGCAATCACCAACGCGGAAGAAAGGTTGGAAGCTGCTCGCGCTTACGCGCGGCTGGGAGGTGGTTGGTTGAAGCTCGGATTTGTCTGCTGAGACGCTGATTTTCCCGCCCTCGCTTTTCGGCGGGGTCGCTTGTTTGTTGCGGGAAGCAAAGGTTTTCATTCTTGCAAGAGCCGCGTCCTTCTTCTCTCTAACTAGGAATTGAATTGCGTCTACTATTGTAGGAATCTCCCACAGCGGAGAGCGGTGCTCTTTGTCTTTGTCAAGCATCTTTCCGAGCCGCGTTGCAGAACTTACATATGCTTGGCTTACATTAAATAGCTTAGCGGTCATAGCCTGTGTCCAAGAGCTTTCCCGCCTCTGAATAGTATGAACTTTATAAATACCAATCACCTGCGATTGCCAACTCATATCGGAACGATTAACGTTCTCGGCAATCTCCATAATAATCCTGTCGGATTCTGTTAATGACTTTCCATCTTCGATGTTTATGTACGGGATTTCTTGGTATTCAGTATTCCCCGCCTTGACAAGTCTCCTATAAGCTTCAAGCCTGTGAGCACCAGCAAGTAGTTGATTGTTTGAATCTATTGTTATAGGGTTAATCAGCCCTATTTCTTTAATTGACTCAACAAGTTCACTAACGGCTTGTTCGTCGGTTTCTCTAAGACGGTCGATGACCTTTACGGAATCTATATTTATTTTATTCATATCTACTTATAAAAGAAAACCCCGCCCACCTAGAAAGGCAAAGAAAGGTGGAGCGGGGAAATCCTTAATTATGGATTTTTATTTTAGAACGCAGGGGGCACAAAGTTGTCCTCTTCTTTAATCGGGAAGTAACCTGCGATTGAATTAGACTCAGCGTACTTATCGGTGGCGGGATTGATACCAATCTTAATCTTGCAGAATTTACCATCTATATCGGACAGCTGTATTCTGCCATGACCAGTATAGTTGCAAGCCTGCGCAATACGTTTAACTTGAATGTCGGGGTCGTAATTGTCCTTTCTAACAAGAGAAACATACTGACGAAGTATCCTTCCGTCATAGTTGACCTCTCCACCCGAAGTCGTCGTAAGCGGCGGGTTGCCTATGAACTTAGCTTCGATAATCAGGTTGTTGCCGGTATTGTCTTTATTCTGCTTTACTTCACAATGAAGTTCTACGAAGGCGTATTGTCCTTTTTCGAGTAGAATTTCTTTTATATCATCATAATCTTTTGTAGTTATATCCATATTATTTTTTCCTTTTAGTTATTTTTGTTTTTCTTTTTTAACAATATAAATCATTGATAATGTTAGTTAGTCAGCTAACTGTTTCATAATCAAATCTTTATACTCGTTAAAGGGGAACGGGTTCTTGGGAATGTCAAGAGAACATTTCGCAGTCACCCACTTGTTCGGTTTTGTATTTATTAGATACTCTCCTGTTTGTGAAACAGTACATTGCCAAACATCTGAAAAATACAATTCAAAGTTGCGTCTCATTTGACCACCGATAGCCAACGTCCAACCATGGAAGTTACCATCTTTATCTATTTCAGTATTCTCATGGCAGACAACAACTATATGTTTATCCTTGCCTTTAACTTGGATAAGATTATCACCGAGCCAAGCGAGATAACGTCCAAACGTACCCCAGTCTTGTATCTTAAATTGTTCTTTTGGACTTGAAGTTCCAAGAATAGAATTAGATAGTGCGCTAAGTGCAGTCGTCAACGTGTCTATAACTATCGTTTTAACTTCTGGGTCTTTCGCAATCTCTACTAAATTCTTTATAAAGTAATCCCAAATCTTAGTCGGTTCAACAGGTTTTCCGTCGGGATATGTAAGCGGGTCAAATATCTTGACTTCGTCTACCACCTCGGCGGGGAGCTTCCTTAAACAAGAAACATTCTTATCAAACTCGATAAGACAAGGTTTAGGAAATTGAGCGGCAACTGTTGTCTTTCCAGTACCACTAACACCTTTAAGCAATAAGCTTATGCACTCTTTTGATGGGTCGAATTTTTTATATGTAGCCATAATTATAAATCAAATAAGAAATGTCTATTTTTTATATCTTCACAACAAGATAATTTACTTAATGAACCAACTTCTAAATACTCGTCATAGACTTCGTCTACTGAATCTATATCTTTAACAGACTCTTCGCTCGCAGTCCACATATCATTCTCACTATCCCATACAGGCATATGCTTGAACAATCCTATTGAACCATCTCCGTCTATTGTAAGATAATTATAATTAGATAACTTCTCTCCGAGAAAATAAGTCAGTAAGCATTTAAAAGAATTTATCAATTCATCAGACTCGATAAATTCTTCTGTCTCGTCATCATCAGAAGGATTTATTCCCATGTCTGTAAGACCTCCGCTCGTTAAAGTTTATCTTTGCTTCAATAGCTTCCGCAAGGCGGAGGTTTCTACTACCTGAATAATCAAGTATTCTTATGACACAGTCAGCGAGTTCTTCTTCGAGACCAGTGAACTCTGGTATATGTTCACTTTTCTCAATCTTATTACGTTCAGCTTCGAGAGCCTCACTTAATTCACTATGCATAAGTGCAATAGCAGTCCCAACCGGAACTTCTTTATCCCACCAACCGTGGGCTTTCGCTATCGAATGACAGCGGAGTTGCAATTCTTTTAGTGTTGATACTATTTGATTCATATTATTCTTCCTCAATTACAAAATCATTTTCTTCACGTGCATTATGTTCATGCTTCATAAACTCTATTCTCAGCGTCTCTTCTCTAAGGCGGGGATTAACTGAACATACATTAAAGAATGGACAACGACCATATTTAGTCACGCAGGATTCAAGCTCAGCGCATACTTCGTATTCTGGATTAAATACTATATTACTTATATTATAGACTATATCCAGCAATTTACGTTTTGTATTAACAATCCATTCGTCTAGCTGCCACGGGCTAAATGGTATTTCATACAAACGGAAATTAACATCTTTCGTTCCCGTGCTGATTGCATCTATGAGACACCCCGCGATGTCAACGTTAAGCTCTTTCTTGACTATATCTTTCATAAGATAGTAGTATCCTAAGAATTGATTACTACGTATCTTATCATCTAAGAACCTATCGCCGAGCATACTTGTAGTTTTATGGTCGAGTATCCAATACTGTCCTTTATATTCTACAACAGCGTCTATTATACCAAGCCATTTGAATGTCATCTCTCCAAGAAAAGAAACGTCATCTTTGGCTATCGTTTTTACTACGCACACTTCAACGGCGGGGCGGTCTCTAAGGGCTATCGCCTTAATTGGATAATTCAACGTAGCTATCCACTGTTGCCACTGTTCAAGCGTATCCGTACCACGAGATGTACAACGGCGGGGGTCATCATAGGTATCTATCTGGAACTTATCCGCCTCTTGATAAAATACTTGTTTAGCTTCTTCCAGTGACTTTCCTTTCATCATCTCCGCCAACCCCGCGTGTATGGACGTTCCATAATCCATAGCTAAGGTCGATGCACCGATAGGTCTAAGTTTAAAAGCATAACTTAATAATCCTTTTATCGGACAGCTAAAAGTATTAAAAGCACTATTGCTCATAGTCAACGTTCTTTTTTCAAAGACATCGTTAATTACTTCGCACTCATCAAGTATTTTAGCAAGAGGTAGTTTCATAATTCTAATAGTTTATCTAAGGTTATAGTTTTCTTTTCTTTTTCTTTCTTTGCTACTATTCTTCTAACAGCTTTTGGATTTTCAGCAACTTCGTTAAGTGTAGCTATATGAGCGGACAACTCTTCGGGAGTCATCTTATCTATATCAACAGACAAGAACTCGTCGAGAGGGTCATTCCCATCTTCAATATTATAATCATCTGTTGGCATACTTAATCACTCCCGCAAGGTCAAGACCTTTGTTAATCCTGTCTTGATAAGTTTTAATTCCCTGCTTTTCCAATTCATTATATAGTGATATGAGCATAGCTACACAAACATGCGTTGTTTCACCATAATTAGGAAAAACTTCTTTGAGACGTTTTACTATTTCCTCTGGAATGGTAACAGTTAGTCTTGTAAGTTTACCACTTCCACTTGGAAATAATTGTGTTTGCATATAATTACTATTCATAATTAAGGGCGGGGCTTGGCAGGGATAGAACCCACCAAGCGTACCGCGTTGAGGTTAGATGAGAGCTTGTTTCTTCGCTTCTTCGACAACCTTCTTAACGAGGTTAGCGAGTGCAACAACGTTAGCTTCATTCGACCAGTCATTCGGGATAGAAGCACCATGCTTTTCACAGAACGCTTCCGCACGACCTTCTGCAATAAGACCACGGGCAAGACCCATAATCTGCTTGTTGGGAGCGGACGAGCGAGTCGCTTCGGCAACCACCTGTACACCTTCGGCGGCGGCAACCAACTCTCCGGCAATCTCGTCCCACTTCCCAGCCTCTTTCAATTCGGCTTCGACGCGGGAAACGTACCGCTGTTCGGACTCACTGTACTTCTTCTCCCTGTTCTCAGGGTTCACCGTGCACTCCCTTTCAATGCCACTCAGCTCTTCCAGCTTGTTGCAAATCACGCGGCGGACGCGAGCGTTATGCGTATGCGCGAGGAAGTGCTGAGTCGCACGTTCCAAGCACGCACCGGACATACCCATAAACTGGTCGAACTCTTCGACGTTGTTATAGGGGAGTTCAACAGATACTTCGATACCGAGTATATTAGTCTTTATATTCATTTTACTTTTTCCTTTTTTGTTTGTTGAGTTTTGGAAACAAAGAGTCTCCAAAAAAGAATGAGGCTATTATCTTATTTCTGCGCAAGATGTCAAGCTTATTTTTTAAAAATTTTATTTTTCCTTTTCCTTGCCTTTTCCTATGAAGGCGGGGCGTTTATATATGCTCGAATTTTCCTTGCCTTGTCGAGCAATCTCAATCGATTGCGAAGCGATTCCCGCCTTGCCTTTATTGCTATTTTCAAGGGCATTAGCTACCTTTTCCAAGAGCATTATTATTTTATCCAACTTCTCCTTTATATCTTCACCATAAATGTTGTCCATAATTACTGTTCCTTCCTTTTCTCAGTATTAAGAGGCCACTCACGTCCGCATTGTGGACATATAAATATATTATTGATTTGCATTAACTTCTCACCACAAGCATAACATCTTCCTGTTTTATCAAGTTTCTTAAACCTAAAATTTACAGCAGGATTATCTGTTGTAATGCTTGCTCTTATCTCGTGATTTTCTCGTCCCATTGTCAGTTACCATTTCTATTATTGTTATTATAAGTCCAGTAAAACACAAAGTAAAAAAACCTATAACATAGATTCTTGATACTATTTCAGCTATAAGTTCCATCATATGATTGGGTCTATAAAGCGTACAAACACAGGGTGGCGCGGGGCATTCTCATATGCTTCGCATCGTTGATACTTATATGTAATAGTTTTACCCATAAGCTTATTACGTTCGTGGAACATACGTTCTTTAAGTTCCATAGTAAAACCTGATACACCAAATGGAGATGGAAATAAGTTCGACTTACATATCAATGTACCTATCAGAGGCTTATCGACCTTCCCCGCCTTCGCAGAGCTTCGCTTAGTAAGTCCAAGCTCATTTATAGTTGGCTCATTCTGATTCTCTTGTTCTACTTCGTATCCTATTACAATAGCGTCATCGTCCATAAATGGTTTAAGCTTCAAACATTCTTGTGACTTTATAGAGCTACGTCCTTGTTTATATGGACTAAATATGTCTTTAAGCATAGCCCCTTCATAACCATTCTTTAATTGTTCAGACAAATATTGTTCAATCTCCTCAACGTTTTGTACAATAGTACTTGGAGTTACATCAAACAGTCCATTAGCTTTAATGCGTGCATTAAGAAATCTATTAGCGTAATCCCCGTCTCCAATTATGTCAAATATATTAAATATACCAGAAAGAGAAACGTCAAATGAGTTCACTTCATGAGAGCACGCTCTTAATCCTATTGGACTATTAGGTACAACATATTCAGTATCATATCCATCGTACTCGTGCGTAGCCGCTATGCGTTGTATATTTGTATTACGAACAGGTTTAAGACTTGCACTTAAAGCAACTCCGTTAATAAACAACACTCTTATTCCATCGTACTTAGGCTGTGCTACTTTTGGAAATCTGATATTGTTGAGTTGTCCTATGCAATTATAACCTTTCATAGGACGTTTAATGGTATCATATATTTTCATAATGGACATTATCAATAATTTATATTTGCACTTTGAAGCTTCGCTTCTAACTCTTCTAATGTAAGGTCTGCCAAGACCTTGCCTTTAATATAAAGCGGGGCTTGAAAGTAAATATTTTTTAAAAAGTAGAATGACGGATTAGTTATAAGTTTTCTTAATACAAGAAGTGGTATAGTTCCTAATATTATAACTCTATCCGCCTGCTTGTATATTCTAAGCACCCAACTCTTTCCACTTTCTTTTAATAACAACTCGTGTATATAGTTGGATAAATCGTCTTTAATAGATTCATCTACGGTCAATAGAATATCTTTTAACTCTTGGTCATTGCTCATAAAATCCCTTTATGTTATAAAAGCTTGACGCCTTCTTGGGTTTAAGGGCGGGGACGTTACTCCCCTTGCCCTTTTCGTTAAATCCTCCACAGCAAGCTGGTATAAAACCTAGCAAGTCTTTTAGGACTTTAAGCTTTCGGCTGTTCAGTCTGTACTTTATCTGCTGGTCTGACATTGTCTTCTATCTCCTTAAAGATTTCATTAAAGAAAGACTGGACAAGAGCTTCCCGCCTTTGAAGCTCTCTACGAGTCCAAAGACTGTCAAGCACTTCCACTACCTTACCTTGTATTTTACTGACATCGCTAGTCTTAATAAGCTCTTCAATAGAACTTGTTTGATTAGCAACGTTAATTCTTCTTCGTAGGTCTGTCAACTCTTGTACTAACACAAGGTTAACTTCATTCTCCAATACAGATACACTTCCATCTGTAAGATTAGGATACATTGTTTTGATAGCATTAGTTATTACTTTCATTTCTTATCTTTCTTATTTATTGTTACAAACACGTGATTTCCTATACGTGTTTTCTTATAACCATTAGCCCACCACGGACTAATTTTATAGTTATAAAAGTGATTCCAAGTTCCAGTAGGAGTAAACTCACCGTGATGCATTAAGTATGATATTGAGAATGCTTGACTAAACGCATCAGCATCTTCTGGTACAGCAAAGTTAAAGTTCTTGTCCCACCCCGCGAACTGGTAAGGTTGAGTGACAACGTAATTAAATCTACAAACATTACCTTCTGCTCGATTATATATCACGGAAGCCACAGCCATCATACCGGCAGGAGGTTCTCCCCGCGCTTCGAGATATATAGTCCATGCAACTCGCTCTATATCTACAAGGCGGGGCGACGTAACCCTCGTTGTCAAAACAATCGTTGAAATTATAATTAACACTAATATAAATACTATCGTTCTCCACATATATTTTCTTTGCTAGCTTCGCTAAGTTGTTAAATAGTTGTTCCTCATTTACAGATGATACATCTATAAAAGACAATAGGTTAATATCCGACGAATAATAATTCTGGTTCTTTTCCTTTCAAATTATGATAGACTTTCATATCACCACGTAATAATTATAGGTTCATTAACTCTTGCCCCGCCTTGTAATACGAGTCCATCACAAGACTTTACTAATGTAATTTTAAGTAGCCCTTGTGACGCTCTCATAAGAGGTTCGATGTCTGCGACATCTATTCGTGCTCTAACTGTACAGTTATTAGCATCTATGTATGTAATAGGAATCGCAAGTTTTTCAAGAGAATAAATAAGATGTTCAAAGAAATCTCGTTTAAATCCCCAGTGTTTACCTTTTAATTCTATACAATCAGGTTGACAAGTCGTCGAGAAGTCAAACTCAGCTTGCTGACTGTATTCAATTTTATTTTTTCTCTTGCCCATAAGTACTTAAAAATTGAAATCTTCTTTCTGCTTCCTCGTGAGAAATCTTACCAACAAATTTAACTGTATCTGGTACGCCTATACTTCTTGGAGTTTTATTAGACAACAACACAGGATTTTTTACATTTCTAGGTTTAAATAAACAATTAAACTCCTTATGATAAACAACCCAGTCACTTGGAATATCTTGATGACCTACATAATAAGAATAACCGTCTATCATATACCCAGACTTACCATAAGTTGGTGTTTTAGTTTCCCACTTTCGTTCAAGAGTAGAATAACTTTCAGTCTCTTCATCTGAGATACGAGTTCCTATTAAATCTATACTGCCTCTTAATTCTTCTTCACCAAGTTCTATAAGGTCTTGCTTTAATTTAAATAGACCTACATTATTTACAGTTGAATAATCACTCTTAACTTTATTACCCGCGATAGATACAAAGTCGAGAGCCTTATCTGTTTTAAGAGAAATTCTGTAAGATTCAAGACCAATATTGATTACCGTAAGATAAATCTTGTATCTTGACGCAATGTTTCTTAGATAACGAAGGTTGCTGTTTCCAGCTACTTCAATAAAGTCATGACCACTTAGCGAAGCAAGTGCTCGCATAAGAGTAATCTTTTTGCTATTCGGATTAAACCGATAGGTTCTTTTAATCAATCTCTTCATACTCGAACTCTTCTCCATTGTCTATTTTCTGTACAAATCTACCTATGTTAATAGTAGTTTTATTATATCCGTCTCGGTCTGCCCAATCACGAATATAATCCAACATTATGTCATATATATCGTCTACCTCAGTAGACTCAAAGTACAGTCGTATTGCATTAAGCATACCGAATATAACTGTTTCAGGGTTGTCACCTGACTCTGCAAGGTCTATCATTCTTGCTTCAAACTTTTCTTCTTCGTTCATATTTATTCTTCCCAAGTATATATTTCTCCACTGTCATCAATTATAGGATAGTTATCCACGGGTCTTGCTTCGTCCCATGACAGCCAACCACCAGTTCCATCACTCGTTATAAAAGCACCTTCCTTAACGTTCGGAATAATAGCAATAAGCGTTTCTTCTCTCCACATATTAAATGCATCATCGAAGTCTTTTACCTTAACTATTTTACCTACCTCTATTGAGCTGTTTGTAAGAAAGAACTGTTCTTTACTTATCCAAGAAATAACTTTCGTTAAATATTCGTTTCTTTCTCGATTAGAATGGAACATTATACAAACAGGTTCTAATGTAAAATATCTTTTGTCACAAAGAAATATTTTAGTCGTACTAAGTTCAGGGTCAATAGCAGTAGAAACGTGTTCTGTTTCTGGAAACGTACCTCGCTGTTCCAAAATCTGCATGACCAATCCTTTTTCACATTTAACAAATCTAATTTTAAGTTTCTTTTTCATCTATCCATAAGGTTGGTTGATTAAAGTTTAGGTGGACTCCCCGCCCTTACGGGCGGATTGGAGTTGGCTGGTGAAAGCGGGTGGGGTGGCTATGAATCGAAGCTTGCCCCGCCCACTGATTATTACTGAATCTCGTGTGGCTATTCCGAGCGCGGGGTTATCTACTCGTCCTTATTATTAACATACTCAATAGCTTCTTCGATTGTAGAGAATACCGCCTTTGCCTTAGTAGACCTGTCCTTACCGATGTCATCTGTTAGAATATAAGATACTTCGTTTACATTACCATCATTATCAATTTCAAGCATAACGCACTCAACTTTCTGTTTAAGTATGGCGAGGTCACCAGTGATTCTGTTCTGCCCCTTAGCGGAATATACTATATCGCCTACGTTGAACTCTATAATTGTTTCTTTCATACTTATTATCCTTTCATTTTATTTATTGTTTTTGTTTTGTTTGATAGACTCCATTAAAGAATCTATATTTTCAAATACGTCACAAGCATCATACCAATCGGTATCATCATCGTATTTAGTAGTAAATTTTACTAAGTATTTTTGTACTTTAACGAAGTTGCCGTCAGTAATAAATATAACATCTGCTATTGTTACTATCATAAATCGGACTTCCCCGCTCCCAGTTTCTCCTATCTTTACAACGACTCTTTCTCCAATGTCAAAGAATTGTATATCATCTGGACTCATAGTATATCTCCTCTATTAGACGTAAAGTATTCATAATCCCACTGTCCACAATTTGGTATATTAGGCTTTTCTACTATTGCTACGTGGAGTAATGCAGTTGGGGTATACAATACCCCGCGCAAACATTCTTCGTGAAATGATGGACTCATTCTAATCTTATATAAGTTAAGCGGGGGAACTCTCCACTTTATATACATATAACAAGAGTCAGTCGTAAAGCTTATTTTAACAACAGTTCCGAGCCACTTATGGTGGTATATAAAGTTCTTCAACAGATTTATAAAGGTAGATTCCCTTTTATAGTCTATATGCCCCGCGAGGACGGGGACGGGGAATCTAATGTTCCTGTTTATCTGCTTGGCAAGTGTATAAGCAGATGAAATTCCGAGATGTTGATTCCACTTTCCATGAGGGTAGTTACCATAATTAAATAGTAAATGTTTTGTGATTAGCTTATTCATACTTTATAAATCATTTATATTGTCTAGTCATTGGCTTTCCAATAATATACATTACCTTTAATCTTCAACACCTCTTGGGCGGGGTAAGCATACCTCCAATAACACCAATAAGGATAGGTGTTTGAATCAGATATATACCTACTCTCAAATCCTTCTGGTAGTATATATATCAACCTAAGTCGAACTAAATCTGCGCCAAGGGTGTCGTTGAACATCGCTTCCTTCCCTATAACCAATCCAGTTCGAGGTACAGAAAACTGTTCTTCTGAAATCCACTTAATAATATTATCAAAGACATCGTCTCTTTCCTCATTATCAGTAAGGTATTTTATTCCTATTGAAGTATCGTTTAGGTACTTATTGAGTATAACTTGGTTCCTAATTATTGCGTGGTGGGACGAGAACTTTACGTGTTTTGAGTCCTCAAAATAACCACTCATTTTAAGTACCTGAAAGGCTAGTCCTTTTTCGAACTTTTCTATTTTTAGTTTTAATTCTTTCATATTAGTTTATTTTTAATATTATTTATTTTGTTAGGGTTTGACCAGTATTTCTAAATATAAGTTTGTTTGAAGTGCTATAATAAAACGGGAAGGTCATCGGAAGATTTCCCAAATAAAACTTCCCGAACTTAGTAGTAAATGTCCTGCCTATAAGCATACGAACAAAGTTCGTCCCCGCCTTCGTAGTGGGCGGGAATATCTTATGCAAGGATTCGCCTATTCTGTGCACAAGAATATTCTTATCTGCCACTTTATAATTTTTATAATCACAGACAACAGGTGGTATATACGCTACGTTATTATCTATAAAAGCTTTGCCTCTCATATACTTATAGTATCTTGCACAAGTACGCTTATCGAAAGCTTTTTCTTCTTGCGCAAATAGTAGTGGTTCTGCACGAAAGATTTCAAGGCGGGGAGTTATTATAAACGGTCTCTTATTACCTATATAATCCCAGAGGTCTCTTACTATGGGATAATTAAATGCGGTTTGCGACGGGTTGAATATATAATATTCTTCGTGATACTGTTCCAGTATATAACACCCATAGTCTTCTGTCATTATATCACCAATGAGTCGCTTATAGTGACGGCGGGGTGACTTATTAGTTGCCACCATTTCATATAATAATTTTTTTATTTCAATAGCATTCATATCGTAGATATAGTTGGTTAAAGTGAAGATTGATACGCCCTGACGGGCGACGGTGGTTGCGGCTTGAAGCCGCGTGGTTTTGGCTATGAAGAAGATTGTCCCGCCTCTGAACTCGGGCGGAGCTGTTGGTCTGTTCCAGTCCCGTGGCTTTTGTTTATTAAAGAGTAAACTACTATTATTTCACCTATGTTACTTTATATTGCATACTTAGCCTTTCGTTTTGTAAAAAATTCACTCGACTTCACCCCGCCGACTTCCAGCCGCCGCAAGGCGGGGCAACTCTCTATCCTTACACCTCACCACTTCTCAGCAATGCGGACATTTCTTCCGCACGAAACGCTTGGACAAACGTGTCAACACTCCTTTCAGGTACAACCCATACAGCTATATCGTGAGTATAATATTTTATAAGCACTAAATAGTTTAGCCTTTCTTATTTTTCACTTATTAGACATTCAGTCTTCACTTCTTAGACGTTCAATTACAGTTTCACTTGGTGTACAATCAGCGCGACCGCGTGCAACAGCTCTCGGAAATACGTCTATGTTTGCACTTCTACATATATTTTCACCTTCATTATTTTTTAAGTCTTGATTTATGTGTATGAACAAAGTATCTTTGTTAGTCCACTTTATTGGTTTAAACCAAATATCTTCGATATTATTACTATTAAACCATAGGTTTACTCCTAATAAGTTTAGATAGTCTTGACGTATCGTGGTATATAAACCACATTTCTTGTATATAGTATGAATATCATAATTTAGAACTTCTGGAAAGTAATCCGCAAGAAGTATGTTCTTATGATTATATAAACACAATATCCAGTTGTAATTATAGTATAACTTGGTATCCATTTCTTCGCGAATGACTTTAAGTGCTCCGCAAGACCACTTTTTCTCGCGGTTAAATAGTGCTTTTATTGCGTCGTTTATAACTTGTTTATTCATAAGACATTATAAATGATTTATATTGTTTAATCTGAAGATTATAGTATTCCTAACTCTTTAAGTGTAGCTATTTGCTTATCACTAAGTGTCTTTACTTTCAACTCAATTTTATCCGCTTCACCTTTTGGCTTTCCGAAAGGTCTCGGAACTTTTGCTTTTTGTACTTTGTATTCTGCATTGTTAGTTTGACTTGCATAAGCAAGTCTTATTTCTTCCCACGTTAGAGTGGCGCGGGGTAATCTTGAAGTTTCACCACGTAAAAGCAGTGGCTTGGGCGGGATAGTTTCCCGAAAAGTTTCAACCTTTTCGGTTTGAAGTATTCTATCTTCCGAAAAGTACCTAACTATTTTTGTGGTCTCTTTTATAATGGGGACTATTGTCCCCTTGTCAAATACAGTCATATTACTACACCAGATTCCATATTTCTGGTGTAGTAATTTCCTAATAGTACTATCTATCTGAATAGTTTGACCAGTTTCAATAGTGCTGTACTCTAACATATTTACTTATCCTTTAATGTTAGAAGTTGTTTGCATTTTGTAACGCCCACTTTTCCGCGTTGCACGCAAGGTGATAAAGCACGTCGGTGGGGAATACATCACTGTTACTTATTCTTTGTACAAGTGGCTTATGATGGTACACTATTACCATACATTCAAAAAGGTCTTTCGTTTGTGAACTTTCCGTCCAGACAAAACTTATTGTTACTTGCCCGCCAAGTTTGAGCGGGTCGAGTTGTACGTTTGCTTCGTGTGCAAGTATACATTGTTTACGATAGTTACAGAAAAGTTGCTTTTTATAGTTCATAATATTTAATAGTATTTATTTAATAATGTTTAAAAATGATATTTTTTATACTTTAAAGGAACGAAAAGTGGTGGATACTTATTAAGTACCCACCACTATTATCTTAGAGTAGCCCTAACTCCTTTAACCTCTCTATCTGTTCGGCGGTCAACTGTGACTTTATCAAGGTGATTTTATCGCCGCGGGGTGCGCTTGCCGGTCTTGGTACTCTGAACGGGATATTATCCACCAAGTCGGAGAGCTGGTCATATGTTAAAGACGGGGACGCCGTTCTTAGCCTTGACCTTACTTGGCTTTGATAAGTGTGTGCAATGCACCATCCTACAAATAGGTCGGTCAAGTGGCCTTCAATAACGTTTGAATCCATTGTCGCGAGCGCGTCGGCGGCAAGCGACTTTAACTCTTCGAGCGTATCGGGCACTTGCACGTTTGACTTTACCGTAACGATAGAGCCGTCGGATAGCTTGGCATTTGTAGTAATAATTTTAGTTTTCATTTTAGATAACCTTTCTTTTATGAGGATTATGCGCTTATATTGAATGATTGGCGCAATCTTGTCAAGGTTTTTTTTCAAAGAATCAAAAAAATTTTTAATTTTTTAAGCAGCTGATTATTAAGGGGTTATAAAAACCCTTATGATAGGAGATGAAGGCAGGGGCGCCGAAAGCGGCGGCGGGGCAATCAAAGCTTTCAAAGGAGAGGGGGTTTGATGTTTTGAATGTTTTGATTGCGTAAGCAACTGATTTTAAGCTTTTTATGAAAATACAAAATTTTGACGTCTTGGAAGGGATCTTTGCCGCTTTTTGCCGCTTTTTGCCGATTTTTGCCAACTTTTTGCTTGCTTTTTTTAAAATCAACATAAATCCAATATATTTTTTTATTTTTTTTTATTTTTTTTTTTAAAAATGTGGGATTTTAAGCACTTATTTGGGGGGAACCTCAACCCGGAAAATGAAATCGTCACAACA